TAAGTTGCCACTTATAGCTTGATTTGGTTCTCCTGTTTTCTTAACAACATTAGTAAGCTGTGATCCAGTGCCATCTGGAGAAAGTTTAGAATTTGCAATATCCTCAACCTCCTTAGTTGTAGAATTCGTTCCACCTTTGTCTGTTTTAAGATCTAGTAGGTCTGGCAAATCTATCTTCTTGGGTTCACCTTCACCTTCTTGAATTAATATCTTAGATCCAATTGGCAATGATCCTGCCTCCGTCTTTTGGTTAAAGTAATCCCTAAATAATTTATCTGCCATTATGCGTATATTAATCTATTATTGTTTTCGTCTGTTAGAATCTCAAATAGTTCACTTATTAAATAATTCGATCCTGTATCTATTCCAAAACCTACCTCGTTTAAGTTTGTAAACAAAGGAGCCTTAAAACGTTCGCGACCTGTTAGTGTTAGATTATATCCGTTAAAATCGCTTTTGCCTGACCCAATGGCTGTACTTATGTTTTCTAACTCAACTCCGTTAGACGCTCCCATTAATCTAAAAATTCCGTTGTAACCCTCTACGATTACGCCCAGTATTATATTTTGGTAAGACTGTAAATCTATGTTAGACTCTAAGTCTGCTTTTTTTAATGTTACACTTAGACTTTGCTCGTATGCGTTATCTTCGATTAAACTATCTTCATAAGTATTACCATCTGAAAGCGTTTCAAACTGATAAACCACCGTAGCAGGATATGATGTTAAACTAGAACCCCTAACGCCTTTTATTTCTGTTTGCGCGTATTGCTCCCACTTCCATAAGTAAACGTTTTTAATGCCGCCTATGTCGTTGTTACATGGTTCTGTACGTCCTTTATATGTCTGACTCATCGAGATACCACGGTAATTTCATGTTAGACTTTAAATATAAACCTCCTACTATGTTACTATGTCTTACTGGATCAATATCGTAATTCTCTGGCTGTGCATCTTGGTATTCTGGTATTAAATAACCCTTATCGCTAAGGTATCGTTCCATCCTACTTAAGTAAACTTGAGCTTTTTCCCTGTATGTCTTAACCATTCTTAAAACCTTGTCATTATCGACGACCTGACTATCCGCTGGTAAAACGTTAAAGACGCCATTATTGTCAATCGTAACGTCAGCAAAGTTTATAAACTCCGCAAAGACTGAATTGATTAAAATAGGCTTGCAGTAGCTAAATACAATTAGTTTATAAGGCTCTGTTAAATTATCAATTCCTAAACTTTCAATGTCATCTAGTATCTTGTTAAAAAGTGCCGTGCCTAATGACTCTTCTAATATAAATCTTTGTTGATCTGGTATTAAAAAAGCAAACTTATCAACGTCCACGTTTCCGTTTAGTGGTGTTCTTTTTACTATCTCAATAGGCGTTACTATGATTGTCTCTGTTGCCATTAGTTTACTTTCCAAAAGTTATTACTAGGACTTGCAATTTGCGCAACCTCTTTATCGTTTACAGGTAATCTAAAATCTGCCCTATCGCTAGGATCTAATTCTAATATTCTGCGCCTTGCCTCGTTTACGCTTATTTTAGAATTGTTACGTCTTAAGTATATTTGACGCTGCCAAAAATGCTTGCAGTTAACTCCGCCTTTGTATAAAAATATATCATAAATATTAGAACCGCCTTCACCCATTTTTTTTTGCACAATAGTTTTACTAGCGGCATCAATATCTTCTTTGCGATAAACTAATTTTGCACCTATAACGTCTCGGCAAAACTTACGTTCTGGAGCTGCATTACCTTTATATACATAACGCACCTTAAAAAGTCCGTTATCTTGCGATTCACTTGCGTTATTAGGACTGTTATCAATGGGGCTGGCAAGGTTTATTTCTACGGGAACGCCATTAATCCTTTCCTCACTTATCAGCTCCCATTCATCACTCATGCTTTCCCCTAGATCAATTAAGAATTGTGAACCGTCAATTTCATTCTCACTTAGATTTGTTGCTGGCGCTGGTAAAGTTTCTGTTTCCTCAATTTCCTCTTTGCGATTCAAGGGCTCAAAGTATAAGTCTAAGTTAATTCCCTGATCTTGTAAGAAAGGAGTTAGCGCGTCTATAATTAGATCTTGTTCTGGATTAATACGCATATCCATCGTCAAACTAAAAGCAGTTTGCAATTCTTCCGCGTTATTACCTAAACCGCTATTATCTTTAATACCGAATAAGATAGGGCTAACAACACCGTGAGAACGCATTATTTTCTCTTCGCTTTGTGAGTTAATACTTTCCCATTGTTTGTGAGAGTCGCTAACTTGTAAAGGCACTATTTCTACTGCTGCCTCCTTACCTTCATTAAATGATATTATAATCTTACCAGCGTTAGAACTGCCAGTCATTTTGTGCTGTATCCTGCGCTCTATTTCTTCTCTTTGCTCTTCTGTCGGTGGAATTCCGTTGTTCATATTTACTATGTAACCGTAAGAAAAGCCTTGTTTTATATGTGAAATATAGAAATTGCTTATCTCCTCTTCCATTTCTGCGTACTGCAAACCTGACTGATATTTAGGTAGTGAATAGTAACTAGCATCGTCCTGGCTATCGTTTATGTAAAGTATCTCTGTTTCAGTTCCGTTTGTAGTTCCGTACTTAGGTATGAATTTAGGTTCATATTTTTTAGTATCCATCCAGTCAGGAGAAAACCAGAACCCATCTATTTCTCCATCGTCATTTGCTTTATTAAATGCTAATTTTTTAACGTCTATATATTGCGCTTTTTTACTGCCATCCTTATTAGTTATAATCTGAAACGCTGCATTAAATTGTATTGCATAATCCTTTACGACCTTGCGAAGATCTCGCTTAGGAATCATGCCCAGCATTTTAGCGTATTGGTCAGGCTTTTTAGACGCGTTACGCGCGTTAAGACCTAGCCCAAAATAAAGGTTTTTATAACCGTTTATAATGGTGCTATTTGTCGGGCTGCCTATGAATCTATCGTACACATACTGAAAGTAACCGTTATTTTTTCCGTTTAATATCCAGTCTTTACCGCGAATCTCTTCAACTATTGGCTTAACATAGTTATTTAACTGGATAACCCCTAACGTATTCTTATTATATTGACTCATAATTCTATTGAGTTGGCGTTAACCTCTATTAATTCGTAATTTTGTAAATCTGTTTGAGTTGTTGCATAGGCTTTGCCGCGGTAAACAACACCACTTGCATCTGTTAAAGTTATTGTGATGCTGTCTCCCTCACTTACTTCCAAAGTAGCATAAGATATAAGCAGTGCAATATAACCTAGCGTGTCGGGCGTTGGTAATATAGTAGGGCTATCGGTAAAAGTCAAACCGTTAGTCTTATTTTCTAAAGTATAAGTTAACAACGCAAAATTATAATCTCTAGGAATGAAAAAAAGCGTGAACTCGTTTAAGTTTAGATTAATTACCTTCATACTACTATAACGTTTAATAGTTAATTTTGTTTATATTAAATAAAAAAGCCACTATAATTAAATAGTGGCTTAATAATTTACTTTAATAATTCCTATGGCTCTATTGGTGTGCCGCTTACTAAAGCCTCTAAGGCTTCTTTAGTTGCTGAATCCATCAAAGGTGCTAGCTTATTCTCTTGCGCTGAAAATGTTAAGTTATAGCCGTTAAAATCTGCTTTAGCTCCACCAGTTCCAATCGTGCTTCCAGTCGTTTCCATTCCTTCGGTAATTCCTGCAACGTGGTAAAGATCATTGTTATCTCTAACAATTATAACAGGTCTGGCTGCGACAATCTTATCAATTTCTGCATGGGTTAAAACATCTTGCTTCTTTAATACAACCGTTAGCGTCTGAGTGTTAACTCTTGTACCCGCTTCTCTACTACCTATTAGGGCTTCATCAAAAGTATTACCTTCTGCGATAGTTATAAACTTAAAAACAGTTGTTAAATTCGCTGAAATTGCCGTAACCGCGCCATCTAGTACTGTAAATGCTCCATCTGCCTCGTCAAAGTTTGCAAGGTAGACGGCTTTTAAACCGCCTAAAGTGTCCTTGCATGGCTCCGAACGTCCTTTTGTTACGCTACAGCTCATTATGCTCCGACGTAATATACGATGTCCTCACTGTTATAGTAATTCACACCACCGTTATAAACCATTTTCATTCTTACTTGACCGTCAAATAAGATGTCTTCCATGTCCTTAACTCTGATTTCGTTATGATCGCCTAACAATCCAGTTGCAAATGCAAGGTTTTTAACCTCATAAGCAACGATAGTATTGTCAGCAAGTCCGTTAACTATTTCTAGCGTGTATCGCCCAAACACTAATGAAGCATTTGCGTTACCACCTAGACCGTTAATGGCTCCAAAAGATGTAAGCTTTTGTAAATACTTAGTTGCAACGTCTGGCGATACAATGAATACAAGGCTTTTACGCAACATTGCAGTAGGAATTGAGTTCTCAACTAACTCTAAAGCTGCGATAACGTTGTCCTTTGTTATTGCTCCTGCTGCTGTTGGCTTAACTACTGCTGCATCGGCTGCAAATAGTTTTGTAAAACCATCCCACTCTCCTACATTATCGGAATTACCATTCCATATAAGATCATCAGTGCGTTGTGCGGTACTTGCTAAAACTTCTGCAAGGATTGCGCTCTCGATGTCAGCGGCAAGTGTATCATTAAATGCACTTGCACCAAATCCGTCCTCGCTCCATGTCTGTCTGAAATCCTCTTTACATACCTCTAAGTTGTTCATTAACTTAACAGGGGTAATTTGTCGCTCGTTTAAAACGATTGCACCCGCTGGAGTAAATCCACAAGAATAAGCGACTGTGCCGTCTGTATATCTTATGCGTCGTAAACTGATTTTGTCGTTTACGTTAAACAAAGGAGTTACTAACCCTTTTGCTAGAGTGTCTGCTTCTCTAAAAGCAGCACCGATAATTTCACCTGCGACCTTGCCCGCATAGTTACTGTTTACTGTTGTTTCTGTTGGCATCTTTAGTTTCTATTTTTTTGTATTGTGAATAATATTCTTTCCTTTGCATTTTTAGGTACGTAATTTGAACCCTCGCTTTTAGCTTGCACTTTTGCAGTTGCTGGCTGTGCGCCAAACTTGATTAATTGCGCTTTCATGCTTTCATTTTCTGCCTTGATGGATGCTAATTCTGTTTTTAACATTTTAGAATCTGCTCTAAGTTCCTTCAATCCTAGTGCCTTATCTAACAATTTTGCAAAACGCTCAACTTCAACATCAGATAATTCGGCTTCGCCTTCTGGTATGTCTTCGGCTGCGTCCATAATCTCTGATGCAATGCCCTCTTCTACTACCATTAGCATCTTACCATCTTCTAGCGTGTAATCACCTACAGGAAGAGGCACTTGCTCGCCCTCGTTTTCAATAAATACAGCCGCGCCCGCTTCTAGTGTTTCCCCTTCGTATTGTACTTCTACACCGTCGGCAGTTAACACGCTTCCTAGTTTTACGTCTTTTGCACTGTGTAGCACGAGCATTTCGCTCAACTTTTGCAAGATGCTTTTAGACTCTTTTTTCTCATTCATAGTTACTTTTTTAGTTATTTCTTGTAAATTAAATAGTCCGTCGATACTAAAACCTAATATCTCTCCGTTCTTTGCTTTATCCCATGTAGCGTCGTCGTGTACTTTCATCATTACAGCCCAACTTCCCACAGGCTCCTTAAAACCGTATTTTCGCGTCTTATCGTTTATTTCTGACTCAATAATCCAGGACTCAACTACACTAACCGCGTCGCTGCCTAGATCAATCTCATGCTCTAATGTGCTGTTATTAACGTTTCCTTTTTTAACAAAGTCGTGTGCTGCTTGCTCTACGGTTTTAGATGAAAAGATTATATTATACTCCCCATTTTCATCTTTGCGATAGATAGGCTTGTTAGGTATCAAAGCAATACCCATTAAAATCCTACGTTCAGCGTCAACGGTTGCTAGTTTAATAGATTTGTTTTCGCTTAAAGTGATCCAGTTGCTTTGCATGGCTGGACTCTTAACCACGGATAAGGCGTATATACCTTCGTGTTCGTCTGGATTGTATTCTACGTTAAATAGCCTCATATTACTATAACGTTAAAATCCTGGTTTTGTTAATTTATTTATGCTACTATTTTTAATTGTTATAAATAACAATCTTTATTTATATTCATAGTTGGTAATATGTAAATCGGTTGTATATTTACATAACACTTAAAACAAACATCATGAGTTTTTTAAAAGCAGTAAACACAGAGGCGACATCAAAAGATTTTGGAAAGACAATATCTACAAATAAGATCGGAACTAATAAAGGTTTAAGCCTTAGAGATTTTACAAACGCGGTAAATAACCAACAGTGTTATTCTTTTAAAGTAGAGTCTTTGTAATGATTAATATTCAAAAAAGATTAAAGCAAATAGAAAAGGAGCTAGAAAAAGTAAGGACTAGCTCCTTTGTTGATGGTTGGCAAACGCAAAGGCACGCTAAGAAAGCAAGAAAGTGGGATATGCTAGCAATAGAAAAGTTTTATCTTCAGCAATCGCTAGAGAACGTTATTAATTGTAAGTATTACAATCATAACGAAAACATTTTTAATTTCGGTAGGTGCATTTGTTGTAACGAAACTCACGAAAGAATAATAAAATAAAATTATGCAATTCAAACAATCGGAGTTAATATTATTTTTATCTTTAGTTTTAGTGATGATATGTTATTTCTTTTTATTTATAGGTTATTACAGTACGTGTGTTTCATTTTATTGTTTATCCATAATTATTGGTATATATGCTAACTTTCATAAAGAGTAAATACTATCAGACATTCTATCGTACATTTTGCGTTATTAAGAGACTTATGTACTATAGATTTAACAGATGCAAGATATATTTAACAAAAGAATTAAACAGAAGAAATGAAAGAAAAGCACAATTGCGCAAACAACTTACAATACCTATCAGCGACCACAGGAGTATGTTTAATATGTAACAACTCTGTAAATTTGATATCGGAATTGAAGGAATAATATTATGAAAATAACAATTAAACAAGTACTTAAATAACTAATTAAATGCCCGACAAGCAATTTCTAAGAACCCTATCAGATTAGCGATAGGGTTTTTTTATTATCCAAAACTTGCCTGTCCCTGAGTTGCTCTATCTGCTTCCTGTTGTGTAGTAACATTTTGACTAACTACAAATGCTCTTACTGGTGCTGTCTCTTGCTGCTCTACTCCTGTTCTTAATTGGTTAACGTTTGATCTTCCAGTAAGGTTAAAACCAGGAGCTTGTCTAGTAGGAGTTGAGGACGCACCGTTTGCACCACCTCCACCAGATTGACCAGCTACCTTAACCGCTAGTATCTGCTTAACATTTGCAAGTCCTTGAGCTACTGCCACACCTGCGGCAATTGTAGCACGAATAGGAGCGTCGACTGTTGGTACAGATAATTGAGATTCGTATGCCCTTTGCGCACTAACATAAGTACTTGCTAAAGTTGTTGCAACCGCAAAGGCTTTTCCCGCTGCCGTTTCCCTGCCTATTAAATTACTAACAGACATTGCTGCGTTTAAATAAAAATCTACCGCATCTACTTTTGCCTGAGCTTCTAGTTCTGCAATTTTAGCGGCTGCATCTGCATTTGCTTTTGCTTTATCAATCGCGTCGGCTGCATTCTTAGCATCAACAACCTTTTGCTCTTCTAATCTTTGCGCTTTTAATTCAGCACGTCTAAGATCAAAAGCTGCGTCAAGTTCTAGCAGTGCTTCTTGTTTTTCTAGTTCAGTACCTATTA